AGGCTCTTGCTCTTCATCTTAGTGAAGTCAGGATTGAACCCATAGTCCGGCTTGATGTAAGCATCCTTTGTGTCGATGACGAAGTATCCGTCGAAGTTGAATCCGTCAGGCACGCAAACGCTTTTCACCTTACGCAAGGACTTCAGCATAGTGTCGGCAATCTTTACGGATTTCTCCCAGCCTACGCCGGCTGTTGCAGTTGCACCATGCGCCAAGCTGTTACGAACTGAAGCAATCACGGACTTCTTGATGTCATTCTTGTTCCGCGTGATGAAGAAACCGATTGCTTTGCAATTCAACGTCTTCTTAAGGTTGTTGATGAGTACGGAATAGTTATAGTCGGAATCATATCCACGAAGCAGAACTTCGGATCCGCCGACGTTCACCGCGAAGTAGGATTTACCGGTAGTGTCATTCGCGTGCTGCTCAACAATTTCAGAATCATTGCCTAAGCTTAGCGCCGATCCTTCGCCGTCCGAAAGAACAATCACGTTCATCTTTTGGATGTGGTGCTTTCTGCGGAATGCAGCAACCAACTCGTGCGCGACGATCAACGTTTGAATCAAAGGCGTGCCTGACATGATTTCACAATCAGCGCCGAGGTATCTTGGTGAAGTGGCTAGGAAGATTTGAGCGCGGAGATGGCGGCAAGCAACCTCGAATGTTTTCGAGTCCATTTCAGAACTCAACAACTCGAAGATGTTAGTCGTCGAGATGTCAAGCTGATTCGATGGGATTGCCGATTTGCTGAATGAATCATCCTTGTGATTGATGTTCGTGAATCCGAACACTTGAAATGGAATCTTGACTGCATCACAGAACATCACGAGCGCGAGCGTATGCTCTAGAACATTGTTGATGTCGTCCGACATGGACGAAGAATAGTCGATGAAGAACATCATGCCGTGACTCTTAGCATCAGCCATTCGAGTAACAGTGCTGAAGATTTGATCGTCGAAACGATAAGCGTGCAAACGGTTCAGGTCGATGTCGCCAGAGTCAGACTGTTGTGAACGCGAATATTGGTAAGCCGATTTCCGACGTTCGAAGTCAGTGATGAGGTTTTGAATATTCTTGCGCGTTACTTTTTTGAAAGCAATCCAGTCATCCTTAAGGCCTGGATATTTCAAGAAGCGGTCAGCATATGTTAGGCGAGCAAGGCGACCAGCCATAACTTTTCGCCAAGGTGTCACAACCTTCTTAAAGTGTTCAGGCGAAGGCTTGACAACCGTCCGTTTGTTGCCGTACTTAACCTGAAGGCTTGCAAGGTTTTCCTGCAAGGAATCAAGCGTGAACGAATCAAATTCTTCAGCTTCATCGACGGGTTCGGAATCGTCCTCATCGGTTGTGTCTTCACAACCAGTTCCACCTGTGCTGCCGCCAGATTCTTTTTCGGAATCATCTTCGTCGTCAGCCGCGTCTTTGGCGTTGCTATCAGCACTATCATCAGCCGGTTCATCGTCGGTGTCAGCCGGTTCATCGTCCGCGTCAGGTTCGTCATCAGCAGGTTCATCTTCGTCTGATCCGCCAAAGCCTTCAGTATCAGCGGCTTCATCGTCAGACCCATCAACTTCATCGTCAGAATCATCATCGTCTTCAGCAGGTGCATTGTCAGCAGGCACAGGAGGAAGTTCAGGGTTTGGTTGAATCACCTCAACCCGCTCGTCCTCTTCATCCTCGCCGAGATCGCCGTCATCCTCGCCGTCATCATCATCGCTTTGGACAGGAGCTGAATCAGAACTTGGACGCGGCGGGAGTTTCTTCGGCTTCGGCTTACGCTTTGCCTTAATCATTTCGTAGATTTCGACGACGAGCGCCAGTACCTCATCGAATGTTTCGGCGGCCCGGCATTTCGCGAAGATTACTTCTTCCGCATCCGAGAACTCGACATCAATCAGATGCCGCAGTTTAGCCTTAATGTTCAAGCGGTTGACAAATCCAAGGCCGTTGACGTTTCGTCCTTTGATCCTGAAAAGGTCGCGTTCAAGGAAGTTCGCATATCCTTCATTGAAGCTTTTCACAAGGCCGGGATACCGAGATTGGATCAGCCGCTCGATTCGGATGTCCTCGACGACGTTGAGGATCGCGAACGGAATGTGGGGATGCTCAACCTTGAATCGGTCGAGTCCGTCTGCGGGCGTGTAAATTGCGTGACCGACTTCATGGCCGACGAGAAGGTCGGACACATGCTTGTTCTCGAAGTTCCATGACGGCAGCCCGAGGATGCGGTTCTTGACATCGAAGAAAGCGGTTTTGTAATCGCCGACATGAACCTGGATGTTTTCCAGCGCCAAGAGCTTGGCAAGGATTCCTTGTGTTACGGTATTGGAAACGGCGGTCATTGCAAGAAGATTCTAACAAACTATTCTGGGCTTGTAAATACGAAAATTGAGAACTGCTTTGCTTCGTGTTATTTTAAGATGAAATCCAGGGCACGAGACTAATGCGGTTGGGGAAATTACAAGTAGGGACGAAAAAGCCCGTATTTTAGGCTAAAGCAGACGACTTCCTAAAATACGGGCTTTGTAAATGATTGGATTGTAATGAGTTACGACTCCGCTTTGATGCGGGAAAAGTTCTGAACCTTCTCAAATTCGAGTTTTCTGTCGAACTTGCCTTCAAGGAGATCCTGCTTGTGTGAAATAATGAACACTCGGGTCGAAGAATCGAGCGTTGCTAGGATCTGCATGAGATTCTCGACACCATCCGAGTCCATCGAGCCGTCAAAGGTTTCGTCAAGCACTAGCAGGTTCGTGTTTGCCGAGTTCTTCATCTTCGCGATTTGCCGCCAAGCAAATAGCAGAGACAAGTCAATACGAGCCTTCTCTCCTTCCGAGAATGAGGCATACGAAAAGTCGTCGCGATGTCTCGACTTAATCGTTTCATTGAAGGATTCGTCGAGATTGAACAACACGAAGAAGTCGAGGATCTGCAAGTATTGATTGATGAACTTATTCATCACGGGCAGATACTGCTTGATGATCTTCGTCTTGATACCTGTGTCCTTGAGCAATTCCGCGATGGCGTCAGAATACAGCTTATCCTCGATCTGTTGTGAACGAATACCCGCGAGTGTAACACGCTGATCGCGCAACTTAAGTAGGGCGGCGTTAGCACGTTCAGCGTCAGCTGAATCGTTGTCTGCCTTCAATTGTTTAGACAGGAACTTGACGCGTGAGTTATGGCTGGCGATGATGTTATTGTTCGATGCGACAACGCTAGGTATCTTCGAAACTTCGTTGAGCGCGGTTACCGCAACATTCACGTTCTCCTTATGAGCCGTGATCGACTCCTTCAGTTCCGTGTAACCCGAGTTGAGTTCAGCAGCCTTTGATCGGCATGTATGTAATTTCGAGTCCTTTGTGTTAGCCGTGATTGCTTGTTCACATGTTGGGCACGTGTCGTTCTCTTCATAGAACTTCGCGTCATCGACAACCTTCTTGATGTTGAACTTGATCCCAACCTCGAAGGTGGTAACCTTGTTGAGTGCGGCCTGACAAATATCAAGCGCCTTCTTAGCGAGCTTATACTTCGCAGCGTACTCCTCGTTCAACTCCTCGTTCTTCATGCACAACGAATCAATGTTCGCGGCAAGCTCGTCGATCTCTTCCTGAAACTTCTTCGCATTCCGGGCGTCGATTGATTGCAACTCGCCCAGGTGCTTCGTCTGCAGCTTGATCTTTTCGTTGACAAGGTTGAGGTGGTGATCGGTATCCTTGATGTTATCCTTCTCCTTCGCCGACGCTTCTTTGAGGATCGCATTCATCTTCGTGAACACGCCAATATCAAGCAAGTCCTCAATGACCGCACGACGTTGATAGGCCGCGAGCTGCATGAACGGAATGAAGTTCGACGAACCTAGGACTACAACCTGATGGAACGATTTGTGGTTCAACTTGAGGATGTTCGTTTCGAGCAGCTTTTGATAATCGCGCGAGTGCGACTCCTGATTAAGACGAACGCCGTCCTGCCAAATCTCGAAGATGTTAGGCTTGATCCCACGTTCGATCTTATACTTTACAGGGCCGATCTCAAATTCAATCGTGACAAGACATCCCTTATTGTTGATGCTGTTCACAAGCTGCGGCCGGTTGATTGCACGGTGAGGCTTGTTGAATAACACGAACGACAACGCGTCAAGCATCGTCGACTTGCCTGCGCCGTTCGTGCCTACGACTAACGTCGTCGCGGTCGCGTCAAGATCAATGAATGTAGGTTGTGTTCCTGTCGAGAGGAAGTTCTTGAATGATAGTGTCTTGAATACTAGCATGTTTTAAAGTGCGTCGGATGATTGCGCCTCTAGGTAAAGTTCGTGAAGGCGTGTCTTGAGTCGTTCCTTGTCTAAGTCGGTCTCGATTGCGTCAACATAGCTGTTAAGCAATGCGCCAGTGTCGACCAATGAAATAGCTTCATCGTTGATTGCGTCGCCCGAGAATTCGGTGTATGATTCAACAATCTTCAGCTCAAACGGATCTTGCCGCTGAACTCGATTGACGAATGAGTCGAAGTGTTTTGGATCCTTCTTCGAAACAACGATGATCTTAACGAATGTTCCTTTCAGGTCAACCAGTGCCTGCTTAGGATTGTCGTTATAGATCAGCTTGTTGAACAAAGTGATCGGATTACGAACCTGGGTCAGGTTACGAGTCGACGTATCGAGGACGTGAAAGTATTTAGGATCATTTGCGTCCGCCCACGACAACTCATATTGAGTGCCTAGGTAAAAAATGTTACCCTTCGTTGACTTCGTATGATAGTGCCCGGTCAGAACCATCTCGTACCGCGAGAACAAGTCCGCGACTAACCCATGCGATTGCACAGGCGCACCTTTCATCATCTCGAATCCTTGCAACTCAAGGTGCGCTGCAAGGATCGGAGCAGGCGCGTTCTTGATGAAGTCCATCGACGCGACATAGTTGTCATGCGTAATCCATGGGAGTAACGCAATCGGCAACCCGTCATACTCGTTGACGATCGGGTCAGTATAGACCGTGATGACGTCCTTGAAGTGATCGAGCGATTCGGTTAGAGCACACAACGAGTTCGTGTTCTTGTAGACCACGTCGTGATTACCTGGGATGATGTCCATTGTCATCCCGTGCGCGCGCAATTGTTCGATGAAGAACATGCGGGTCCGGTTCAACGTCTTGATGGCAACGTACTTGCGGTGCTCATAGAAGTCGCCTTTATGAATGATTTTCTTGATCCCGTGCTTGATACAATACGGAAAGAAGATGTCAGAAAAGAACTTCTCCTGATAACTCAGGAAGATGTCAGAGGCGTTCTTGACACCAAAGTGTGTATCATTGATGAATGCAATCAGCATTGTGTATGTTCTTATTGATGTAATCAATGACAGCTGTATCCCAGTCCTTTCGGATCTCGGCGTCCACCGCTGCAAACATAATGTTGATAAGGTCTTCGTGACTCAGCTTGTCGATGTCAATCATATCTTAGTCCATGAATAAACTAACAGAACTTGAGGAAACTTTTGCTTTCTTCTTTGCTCCCCACCCGCGCGCGACCGGCTTCTTGACCATCACGGTCGACAACGATTCATCGGTTATGAAGGAGTCGTCTCGATTCCGAACTGAATCGTTGCGGTGACGCATACGAGCAATCAACGAATCGCCTTCGCCATCGTGCATGCCAAAGTCAGCAAAGGCCTCGATAGACGCGGTCTCGATGAATTTGAGTTTGATGTTCCACTGATTGTTTTCCTTCGCGATTCGACGGAGAAATGCGTAGTATGAAATTTGAGTGAAGTATGCAAAGGCATTCGGCAATCCTGTTTGAGGAACCGATTCCTTTCCTGCCAACCACTCTCCGTACCAACGTGTTACTGATTTGATTGCAGAACCGTTCTCCTTGCCTATCACCGTCAATTCCTCGGCCGTGAGGCCGTCTTTGAAGAGCTCGGTTACTTTTGCTTTTCGTATCTCGAACTTCTCTCGGTCAAAGTTAGCGATTGCCTTAACACAATTCTCGACGGCGTCCATGACCATCTCATCTCGGAACGAATACCGGATGTAACTTGGCTTATGTGACAGGCCTTCGGCGATTTTCATAAAGCATTCACCGATGTAATCGGAAATCCTTGGCGGTTCCTTCCCAGCCGTGGTTGCTTCACTTGCTTTCTTCACGTAATCTACAACAGCAGACGAGAACTCTTTGTTGTTGACATAATGTACTGATTGCCGTTTTTCAGGCTTAGTCTTCATGTCTTTGTCCATGGTTTACTATATCAGGTATGGGAGAGACTGTAAACAACAAATCGAGTGTGGGCTAAAGTTTTTCATTTTGTTATTTACAGCCTCCGCGGACTATGTTAAAATACCTTTGTTCGGCGGACTGCAACAATCAAGATTTCCAACGGTCTGGATCAATCTTGTTGAAATAACCCTTCGGTTCGTTGTTCTCAAGGTTGGATGGTTGAATTGGATTCGATGTTTGAACCTTAGCTTGTAAGAGAGTATCGCAATATTGCTTCTTTAGCAGAATAGATGCGGGAGTCTCAACAAGGATATGACCCCGAGAGATGATAGATGACTGGTCATAACTAGAGGGAAGCATTGGAACAATAACCTGGCGGACCGATGTGTCATCGTCATTCCAGAAGGTGTCGATAACGCACAGCGACTTGACCTCGACTGACTCGACCCTGTTTTCAACAACACGGCCGATCACGAGCGTATCCGACGCGAGTAGGTAGGTGCTTATTGGCAACTTGTTGATGTACTCGGCTAGTTCAGGACTCATTTGATTGGGATTTCATACATTTTGTACTCGAAGTTTTCTGAATCATAAATCTTGACGCGGGCTACCGCGTGGGTTAGGGTAAAGTTCTTTGTCTTCTTCCAGGAGAGGTCGTCGGAAATATCATAGAGGGTGCACTCGCGTCCATCGTCTGCTTTACGTAGTCCGCGTCCAATCGACTGCAGAACTCGAATTTGCGATTTCGTCGGCGAAGCAAATATGATGTTGTGCACGTTCCGAATGTTGATACCTACCGAGAATGTACCAAGCGAAGCAACAATGATAGCATCCGTCTCCGTCTCGACGATTGCTCGGATCTCTTCGCGGTCCTCGGCGTCAACACCGCCTGACACAAAGAACACCTTCCGATTCGTGCCTGCTACCTTTGCCACAATCATCTTGTGCAGCGGCTTGCCATGTTTCACAACATAGTTGTAAAGCACGAGAGTATTGCCCTTCAGATCCGCGGCTAAATTCGTGATGAAACGATTTCTGTTTTCATACGCGACAATGAAGTCAATCTCCTCCTTGTATTCAGCACGGCATACAATCTTGCGTATCTCGTCCGGGTATTTCAACACAAGACAGTTGATCTTCAACTTTGCGAGTGTGTCAGAGTCCATCAGCGCGCGGGTCGATGTAACACGATGGACAGGACCAAAGTTTCCAACCAGCACAAGCTTATTGCACTGGATGTTATCAATCGTTCCTGTCGTCCCGATGCGATACGACGCATTCACGAGATTCGACATAATCGAGTTCAGGGACTTCGCCTTGAACTGATGCGCTTCATCGCCGATCACCATTCCATACTTCGCGAACCAACCCTTCTCGAGTTTGATTGCGGACTGCCATGTAGTAACAACCACGCGTGACTTGAATGAGTGCTTCTCCTTACCCGAGTAGATTTCGTGAACCTCCGACTCCGCGTCAAAGCCCTCGTCGAATTGCGAATAGTCCGCGAAGTCCTTCTTCATTTGCGCGACCAACGACGTTGTTGGGACGACGATCAGGACAGAACTGTTGTCATCAACCGTGTCTAGGTACCAACGAAGTAACATGTAAATGATCAAAGACTTGCCCGATCCTGTTGGAGAAATCAGGAGCGACCGACCTTCGCGGATCGCTTGTTGGAATCCGTCGAATTGGTAATCGCGCAACTCAATCTTGTTGCCTCGTGTTGAGACAGGCACTGAATCCACATACTCCTTAAGTTCGTCAAGCGATGGCCTAACACAATCCGTGATTGCTTTATCATAAACCATTTCATATCCGCGGCTCTCGCAGAACGACGCGAGGTTTGGAGTCAACCCATACGGGAGTGTGTTATTACGACGGTTGAATAACCGAATCTTTCCATCCCATGTCTTGTTCCGATACGCAGGCGTAAACTTATACCCATCAGCCATGAACGTGAAATGTTCGGAGACCTCCATCAGGATCCCTTCATCCGAAGCTGAAACCTGCACCTGGGTTTCATCACGCTTATGTACAGTTACCCGCATACTTTAATTTATACACGTTATGAACCCGCTACAAATTTCTTCCATTCAATCACGTTCTTGATCGACTGGTGTCTCCACCGGATCGTCGCCATGATCTCATCAAGCGCTTCAACCATCGTCTTCTGATAGTCGATCTGCGCATTCGCTTTCATGAGATCTTTGTCGGTGTCATAGTACATATCCATGTCACCTTTCATAGGCTTAGCCATTCCGTTGAATGGGTCATACGGCCATCCATGTTTGTCCATCTCCTCCTTTGGCATCTTGCCGTTGAAGTAAAGCCACTTATCCTTTTTGAGGACAGCTAGTGCAGCCGTCTTTCTTTTCAACTGAAGTTTTGCGACAGAGTGCAACTCCAAATACTTCGAGTGAAGCGACGCGCATTTGATCGTGGTCAAGTCAAGATTCAACGCGTCGATGACTGAATCCTCTTCCCACATCTTTAAGATTTCATCAAGTACCATAGAATTGATTTATCAACAGAATCCATCGAGTGTTGAACCAGCATTCCCTTCAATCTTGAAGTAGTCGTATCGGAATGTTACGTCCATGAATGCGTACTCGATGTCCTGTGCTTGAGTGTTGAACTCAATAGAACCAAGGCTTGTAGGAAACGCGTTTGCGAACGTGAACGTCTTGTTTGCGTTGTTGTGCGATGACATTATGATCAATGAAAGGTCTGCAACCTTAATGCCTGCCAGGTTAGTGTGACCTTTCATCCAATTGAAAAGCTCGGTGTATGCAACAAAGTCCTCGTCTAGTGCAATCCTAACATTCAACGGTTCGAACTCCATCTTCTCGCCTGGGACGAACCCGGCTTGGTTCCTAAACGGCGACTGCGCTTCGTTGATCGAAACACCAGGAAGGTTCGCCGTAACCGCAAAGAACTCGACATTCGCAAAGTCTTGTGAGTTGATAACCAACTTGAAGCTGATGTTTGATAACAGATTTATGTTGGACGTGAGATTACTCATGATTCTATTTATTAAGACAAAAGAGGGGAGCCTCTTTCAAAGCTCCCCTCTCAGTGAATGGGTTATGCCAAGGCTTACGCAGTTGGAGCAACGCCTAGGTTAAGGACGTCGAACGTGCGGAAGTATGGGTTGGTTCCGTTGGTGCCTACGCCGTTCACACCTGGAGCAAGCGCGAATGGGTTAGCGGTCAAACCATAGCGGGTCTTGAACCCGATCTTTGGTTGGAATGTGTCAGGATCAACTGCACGAACCATGGTGAGTGGAACGTATGGGCAGTAGAACAGACCAGCGTCGTATGCGGTTGGGCCGCGGTAACCGACAGTGATGTAGTCAGCGGACGAGTAAGGGTCGATGAAGACCTTTAGGCGACCGTTGATAAGACCAGCAAACGTGTTGCCGGTGTCATCGACTTGGAGGTTTGCGGAGAGCGCAGGGGTGTAGTCAAGAACGCCAGCTGCAGCAAGTGCGGATGCAACGTTGCTTGAGCAGATAACGAAGTTACCCTTACCGCGGCGAGTTGCCTTAGCAATCGCGTTAGCTTCGAGTTCCAATTGGAACACGAGGGACTTGAACTTCTCAACAGCCCAGCGGCCGTCAGCGTCGGTGTCAAGGTCGAAGGTACCGAGAGGTCCAACAGCCGTACCGATGCCAGCACCGTCAAGGTCGCCGATGATACCACCCGTAACAGCCTTGACGTTAACAAGGTCGATCATTTCGCGGTTGATTTCACCGATGATTTCCGTGGTGAGGATGTTTGCAAGTTCAGCTTCTGCATCGAGGCCGTGAACAGCCTTGAGGTCTTGCGCGATTTCCATCGTGTATTCAGCCTTCAACGCACGCGTAGTTGCGGTGACGGTTGTCTTGTCGATGGTGAAGCCCATTTGACCGAAGCCACCGCCTGCAGCGGTACGACCGATCTGAACAACGTTGCCGGTGTTAGGGTCGGTGTAGTTACCGTTGGTGCCGTTGCCGGTCAATGCTTCACCTTGTGCAGTTGTTACTGGGCCGGTGAAAGCAGTGTCAGGCTTGTGGAACAACGCTTCAGCGGTATTCGCGCCTGCTGCGTTTTGGTATTGGCTGCGCATTGCGAAGATCAAGCCGGTTGGCATGGTCATTGGCTGAACACCTGCAACGTCATACGAGATGAGGTTAGGCATTGCGCGGCGGACAAGCGAGATAAGGACTGGGTCCCAGGTCTTGATTGCGCTGTTGCCGTCGCCGATCACGTTACCTTCTGCAAGGAACGAGTTCTGAGAACGTTCTTCGTTGAGTGCCTTCTGTTGGTTTTCGAGAAGGACAGCGGTGATTGCCTTGCGGCCGTTATCTTTGAACGCTGGTGCGTCTGGGGATTCCAGAACAGCAGCCCATTTGGTTTCGAGTAGCTCGGAATTAAACATATACTTGGTTTTCTATGGTGGGGTTGGGTTGGGTAGATTAGCGAGTGAAGGTGTTTGCCTTGTTAACTCTCGCCAGTGCGGATACATAAGATTGCATCGTTGGAGAAAGTTCTGCCGATTTTTCGGAGTCTTCAACAATGATCTCTTTGGTTTCGTAGGAAGATGCCGAAGCTTCTTCTTCGATGACCTTACCTTTGCGTTGGAAGTAGCATTCCTTGATGGTAGCGACCTTCTTGCGGAAGGTTTCTTCATCAACGAATTCAACGTCTTCAGCTAGTGCTTGCAAACGTGCTCCCTGAGTATCAGCGAGCGATTCGGCAGCTTCAGCCAGAATCTTTTCACGGACAAGTTTCTCAACCTGTTCCGCCAATTCAGCGGCTTGCTTGCCTGATGCACATAATGCTTCTTCAACAGAGACGAGCTTCGTTTCCAATTCGGATACGACGTCCTTCTTCGTTTCAGGAACTTCAATGTAATGTTCGACAAACACGTTCTTAAGGGCTGAGATAAAGCTCTCAGCAACTTCAGTACGTAGACCGGATTCAATCGCGATCTTGTTGTCCTCTACCCATGATTCAACTGCATATGTCAAATAGTTGTCAACCTTTTCTTCAAGGGACTCGCGGATAGCCGCGGTTTCCTCTGCGATCTTGTTGTCAAATTCTTCTTGGAGTCTGTCCTTCTCTTCGCGAACGCGCGTGTTAAGGGCGACTTCGAAAAGGGTTCCAGCCTTTTCTTTGAAATCTTCTGAGAGGCCATCAGCCTCTTCAACGATGGAGTTCATATCATCAATGAACGATTCCTTCTTGACGGATGGTTCTTTCTTAGCTTTGTCTTTTCCGTACTTTTGGTCAAGATGCGAAGCCAGATCGCTAAGAGGTTGTTTCTTACCCGTTGAATTCATTGTTTCCTTGTTATGATCAACTTCGATAGTGTGTGTAATCTTACCGTCTGAGTCTTTCTTGTGGTATAGATCTTTATGTTTTGACATCGCGCCACCCATCTGATATGATTGATTGTGCGCAGTCGTAGATCTCTCGAAGCCATGCTTAGCAACAATTTTCCCAACAGCTTTCTGGGACGCAACTGTCTTTTGTTGAGTCGGTGTTCCAGCCGTCATTTTGACTACCGTGGAACTGTTGACATCCTTTTCAGTTTTCTTCTTGTCAGAATATGCCTTAGCTTTAGCCTCATCATTGAAATACATGTGATGCATGAAGCCGCCTTCGCTGGTATCAACTCTGACCTTATGACCAGAGTGAGCAGCAAAATTGTCAAATGCTTCGTAAATTCCTGTTTCTGCGTTGAGCTCAGATTCTTCAGCGACGTAATTCTCTTCGTCGATTTCAACACCTTCCTTCTTGATATTCTTGAGGAACGCTGGTTTTGGCTTGTCCTTGTCTTCGCCTTTCGAATCGTCATCGTCAGGTTCGTTGTCGTCATCGTCGGACTTACCGTCGTTGTCGTCGTCCTTACCGTCTGCGTCGTCGTCAGAGTCGTCATCCTTCTTACCGAAAGCTTCTTTGAGACCATCAAGTTTGCCTTGGATCTCGTCGATGAAGTTTTGAATAGTAGCCTTTGCCTTGTCGTCCTTCGCGAACTTGAGGTTAGCCTTGTACTTGTCAAGTTGCTTCTTCAGTTCAACAGGATCTGCTTTAGCTTCGTCCATTTCTTCTTTATCGTCGTCGGATGCAGGTTCGTCCTTCTCGTCGTCTTCACAGCCCGCTTCTTTCTTACAAGCTTTCGCTTCTTCGAGTGCAGCTGCTTCAGCAACTTTTGCTTGGTCGAGAAGAGCGTTTAGTTCAACGTCTTCGATGAGGTCTTCGTCAGGTGTCATGA